TTACTTAGGTGTTCCGTAACTTCCTTAGTTTCCTTCGCATCCATAGTCGCACCAGACACATCTCTTAACATTGCGTCCTGTGACCAGACATTCTTCGAATCCTTAAATTTGGATACGTCCACTCCATAGGATGCCTTGAGTGACTCGAAAGTATCACCTGTGTAGGTTGTGTGCCACACGACTCCAATCTTCGCCTTTCGTACATCGGCAGCTTGATCATAAGGTATCGCATATATGATGGTGTTGGGATGAAAGGTTGTATACTTGTCACCTTCAATAACCTCATTACTAGTATCTCCGGTTGAGAATAAGAAATCTCCCTGAATGATACCCTTGATACCAAGTTCAGGTACGTGTTTCAATGCGAGTTTCATCTTGACCGCAAGGTCACCCGAAAGTTCTGCATCAATCTCTTGAGCAGACTTAAAGAGTTGGGGATTCTTATTGAAGATGCCCTTCTTTGCAATAAAGAACTTTCCGTCACTAGGGTCTGTGCCACAGAAGATTGCGGGAGCACCGTCCCACTTGGTTGACAGTTTACTCTTAGTCTGACCAGACAACATATCACGGAGTTCACGTAGTGCATTGATTGCCTGTCGTGTACCGTTAACACCCCCATAGAGAACCTTATCCTCGATATGGGTCATGTGAGTATTCTTCTGCTCTGCGATAAAGTTCTTAAATTCCATTATTTGATACTCAACGAGTTATATTTTATTGCAAGGTTAAAGAACTGTCCCAGCTTCTTCTGTCCCGCACTACCAGACTTGTTCGTCCGTATTGTCATCTCCATTATAACAGATGTGTCACGAGATTTCAACTCTAAAAACCAGTTTTGTTTGGAAGACTTGGATGGGTATGCTTTGACGAACTTAACCATAGGTAAGAATACGCCTAGTTCATCATCAGCGGTGATCTCAGTAAAGTTATCTTTGACTGCTTTGATAACCTTGGTAGGAACATCAGGTGCATCTCTCAATATCTCGGAACGGATATAATCAAGTGTCGTATCTTTGTTCGCATTGAATAGGTCAATAACACTCTTACGACAAATCTCTAGATGTTGGTCATATAGACTTTCGTACCTTTTACTATCGTCTTTATTTAATTGAACCAACAGTTTAGATGTGGTTGATCTCTTGGACTTGTCATATTGACCAGAGGAAGGCATACCTTCGATATTTGAGAATACTTTTGAGTGTAGTTCTCTACGCAATGCAGATAGTTGACGCACCTGTTTGAACGCAGTGAATACTGGATTCACATAGGTATTGAGTTTAGGTTCTTTAGTACTCTTACCACCAGCCTTGAGTGATACCCCAAGCATCTCACCATCAATGAACTCAATAAAGATATCGCCAGGATGGTTCTTAGGAACACCTGTAGGTTTGGCACGATACCCCCAGTAGACTTGTTTAATCCTTTTAGACTTGTTCTCTTCCTGTAGATACTTGTAGACACCCATTGCGTTCAACATCTTCTCGGTGAACTTAGATGATTCAGATGCCTTCTGAATAGTATCAACTGCGGCATCCAAGTCTTTAGGATTAACACATTTGAGTTTGGATGGGTCTTGTTCTAGTAGGTGGTAGTAGAAGTTATCAACACTGGTTGTCATTTTATAACCAGTCTCCCATGCGATAGCAGGGAACAACTCAGTGATAGATGCGTTTAGTGTAGTCTCACCAACACCACCAGACTTAGGTTTTATTAAAAGGATAACCGTAACATCAAAGTGGGAATCGATGAAGATCGGGTCAACACCCTGTCCCGCCTTTTCTCGCACTTCTGCCTTGATACCGGCTTGTTTTAGATTACGTAATATTTCGTCTCGGTCACTCAATCGGTCATCAGACCTAACGACAAAGACTGCGGTCTTGGAGTTCTCTGATTTCTTCTCTATAGAGAGTCCACCAAAAACTCCTTCGGGGAAGTCACCACTAGCGACTTCCTCAGATAAGAACTGTTGAAACGAAAACATTCGAGTATTCCCATAAGTAAAATGTTATTATACCACTATTTATAACAAAATGGAAGCAGAGTTTTCCTCATTATACTGTTTAATTGTATTTCTTAACGTATTAATCCAGTTATCACGATGTTCGATGAAGACTTGAGGTTCGTTATTATCAACAGAGATAATAGTAACCAACTGAGTAATCGGTTGACCAGTACGTTCTTCCCACATTACAGCATAACCTGCTTCCTGCATGAAGTAGTTCTTAACCCAATCGAGTTTCTTGGGTTTCATAGAAGTCTTGTAGTCAATGATGGATAGTTTACCATCGAAGATACCCACACAATCCACACGACCTGCAACACCCAGATGGGTAGAGTACAGGGGTGCTTCTTGTGCGTACACCGTAGTCAGACGTTCATCGAGGATTGGTTTAATCTTTAGGAAAGAATCGATTAGGTCAGGTGTGCGGGTAGTCAACGTTTGTTCCCCAGTGTCGGGGTCGGTTGCCATGAACTTGTCATAGGCTGGGTCGTTGTTCACGTACTTCTCACAGATTTCGTGAACAGATGTACCACGGGTCGATGCACGATATGAGACACGGTTCGCCTCTGCAGCACCAACACGTTTACGCCACTTGGCGATGGAGTCACGTGACAAAATGGATAGCACCGTTGTAATAGACGGAAGGTTAATGCCTTCGGGTGTCATATACTTACGACCAGTATCAGTGGTCACTGCATTCATTTCAGTCAACGTGACTGGTTCATGTTTAAAATTCATAATGTATCTCCATAGAGTAATTGTATAAGGTTGCGGATGAGTAATAATAGTCCTACACTGTTCACAACGATTAATGCACGGTCTCTCCACAACATCGAAACCCATAACCATAGTATAACACCAATGACCGAGATTGTCAAGTCATATATTTGCAGACCGTCAATTCCTCTCATAGACATTCCGCATAGAAGCAAGATAGATGCCACCCACTTGAGATACCAATCCAAAGTTTGTTTGGGAGTTGCGGACTTGAACCATCGTTTACTGTTTGCAATCTCCTCAATCGGAGGCATGTCAGTTCTGACCGTCTCAATCTTGTGTGCGTTTTTCATATCATTATCTATTATACTCATATCACTCTCATTCATTCATTAGTTGTCTGCGTAAATTCGCAAATCTTTTTAGTGAGGGCCACTTACTCTCATCGACACCCCGTTCCTTACACAAAGTAAGGAATTCAAAATAGTCCATTTCCAGTTCTGTTATCGCGGGTGGGTCTTCGCAGTCATACTCTAATATACCTTTAGTCATGATGCGTTCTCGGCAAGCCACTTGGCATCACGCATTTTCTCCAGTCGTTCTTTAGTCTCGACCCACTTGTCAAACTCCTGCGGTTTCTTTGCGTCACCACTGTGGAGTTTCTTCTTCTTAAATTCTTCTTTGAGAGTCTTCTTCTCTTTCGCACCCATGAACTGACCAACCAAGGTCAACAGAGTTTGACGGAACGAACGGCCGTGGTGCATATGACCCAGAGTGTGAGCAAGTTCATGCAACAGGGTGTATACATTCAAACCACTAATCAAGTCTAGTGAGACAACCTTACCGTCAGTAGACCCCGCAAGTTTCTTACTGCGACTCTTACTCTGCACTACAGTAGGGTAGTTGTTGAATATACGACCAACATCTTCTTCGACAGATTTTGCCCAGAGGTTTGACCAAGTCTTACTTTTGTAAACTTTCTTCGCAAACTTCTCTGCGTCCTTAATGGACGTGAACTCAGGGTTGGTAATTTTAGACTGGAAAGTCCACTCTGCTTCGTAGGTCTTTGATCGTTCGGTATCTTTTTGACGGAGACCGCACCAAGTGGCACCCTTATTCTGATTACGTGCGTGTTTTTCGGTGTACAAAGTGTACAATGTCCTATCACCTATTCTCATAATCACTTTCCTTTCTCATTATCAATACAAGTATTATACCACACAAAACAACAATCGTCAACCCCTAAATCACACCATTTTCTCAAACGGGAAACAATCGAGAAAGAGTTCACGTTCAAGACGATATGCTTCTTTCTCCCAAGGTTGGTTAGTGTAAGCGTAGTTGTCAGCATTGCGACCCTTCCACTTCCACACACCTACAGCACTCAATTGACCACGTAGGAACTGACGAGCATGAACCATCTCGTGAGCAAGTGCTTGCATCTGTTGAAGGAAGGTCTGATCGAACTTGCCGATCTGAATGGTGGCATAATCTTTGTCACCCTCACATAGACCTTGAGCATAATTAGTCAATTCAGATTTGAACTGGACTGTTATCAACTTAGAAGTGAATCGGTGAATCTTCAAAGCTTGCATGAGACGGACAACGTACTCTTCAACAATCTCTGGTTTGGCATGACGACCTTCAATACAAAACATAATAACTCTCTCAACTCGATTAACTAAGTACCTATTATAGTCTATTGGGCACCTTTTGTCAACTTATTTCGAAAATAAGAATGCTATATAAAACAATGACTTACCGAAAAGTTCGAATTATTTTCAAATTCTTTGATGAAATCTAGTGGTATTTCACGGTCACAGATGACAATTCCGATACATCCATCCGATGAATATGGTCGAAATAACTTAGAAACTCGGTATTCTCCGTCAATGATGTCTAGTCCACAGGGTACAGAGACCCCATGTTTCTCGTGTAGATGGAAGGGATATATCGCATCTGGGGTTATGGGTTGTACTACAATCTTCTGAACGTCCCAAGGGAATGCGTTGCCAATGATGTCAGGTTCACCCTCCAACATCGATCTCAGATACTCGTCTCCCGTACAGAAGATCGGCAGACTATTCGATACAGCAAGTCTTGAGTTTATCTCAGAGAAATACCACTCACCGTTTTTGATTAGACCTGTCAACTGACCTTGAAAACTACCACCCAGTGTAGCTACCCAGTCCAGAATCTTAGTTGCGTTCTCAATTGTAAGGTCACGGTTCTCACCAGTCAACTTGGCAAAACTCGCTTGGTTAGTCCAGTGAGTGGTACGACCCACCAGTTTCGACACCTCTTCACCCATAGTCTGTTGACAGTGTTGGATAGACCACTTACCACCAGACACAACAAACTCTACATTAGTCTCAATAGCATTAGAGATGTACTCTTCAATATAACAAGATTGTATTGATGCCGGACTAGGATTTGTACGCACCCACTCCTTACCATATTCACCTAGTACAACGTATGTACACGAAACCGTGCCCATGTTGTTCGTGGTCTTTTTGGGTTTGATAACACAGGGTGTTTCGACAGTGTCCAACAACCTCGGCAGTTTAACCCCAAGTTTTCCGACCTGTTTCCGACACCACAATTTGCGAGTTTCTAAGTGGCAACCTAATGTACTAAGACCAATATAGTCGGCGGCATTATGATCATGTTTTTGTCGGAATACTTCTCGGTTTGGATCGAGGTTGATGATAGTGTTAATATCTTCAACCTCTATAAATTTGTGTAACCAAGATTCTCTACTACTAAGATAGTTATCAAGGGTGGTTATACCCAGAGATTTGTAATACGCAACCGGAGATTTATCGTAATCTCCGCTTGTCACGAAGACCTTATGACCATCCTTGGCCATTGCGATTAGGTTGTGAAAATTACTTAGTCCATAGTCTAGACAAAGAATCCTACGTTTCATTACAGAATAATACCACTCGTGTTAGTGGTGTATGCTTTACGCAGGTCATCGTTGACCAGTGTAACAAAACAAATACTACTCTTATAGATGTCCACCGAAGTAACATCTGCCTTACCAGTCACACAAATACCATGTGCGAAACCAAGACCCTGTTCATTACTCACGACCATACGAGGGTCGGTAATTGTAATAGTATTAGCACCTTCTTGTTTGAACTTACCTACATATTCACCTGAGTTACACATCACAGCAACTACATCGTTAAAATTAAATTCACTCATCATTTTCTCCATTAATAGTTTTTTGGGTGGATAGTTTCCACCATTCTCTGTACCATTCTACTTCGTCTTCAAGTTCTTTTATGTACTCCTCAACCACTTCACGTTCACACAGTGTCTTGCAACAAATGGATATCTGTTGTTTTGCTCGTGTCGCAAGTGGTTGTTTTCCCCTTCTCATTATATATACACCTATTGAGCAGTCGCCAATTCGACTGCTGTTTCAACTGCTCTAATCTTTCGAGTCTGGTTGACACCGAACCATGCAGAAGTCATACGTGAATCTGCTTCACGACCCATCTGGTGGTCAGTCAAGTAGGTCACACTGTTAAGTGCTTGCCACCATGAACCCTTTCCGAACTCAGCACCAGGCTGTGACTCCAAGAACTCAAATGCTTTCTGACCGTTCGATGTCAAGTCCTGAACAGTTTTGACTTGGACTGCTTCCTTACCTTGGTAAGTTCTAGGGAACACGTTGTTGTAGTACTGAATCAATGCGTCCATAGTGAACTGCTTACCCGCAAGGAACTGAGCAACATCTTTGTATTGTTCAAACTTCTCGTGAGCAATACCCATAGTCTCTTTGACCATACGAGGATCGAATGCTTTACGGTGGTTAAGTTTCATTCCGTTAACCGCAGAACCTTTGATTGCCATCGCAAGGGTGTTCATACAAGTAACACGGATTGGAGTGAATCTAACATCGATTGACTTACCATACTCGTGTGGGTTAGAGAACAACAAGTAAGAATCTACTTGGTCACCCTTCAACACATCGAATGACTCGTTGATCTTGGCGAGTGCCCAGACCATCTTACCACCTTTCAGTGAACCCGCAGTGTGCATCTCCATACCACCCTCTAAGCAGTAATCATTGAAGAACTCAAACGCAGTTTCGTTCTGGACAGGATGCCAGTTCTTACCAACCTGAGTTAGAATCTTGTTGTCCGAAGACCTGACAAGTGCTTCCTGACCCGTAGGGATTTGTTCGTCACCCATGATTGCGAAGGTCGGGACTTTCTCGACAGACCAGTCAAGACCTGCCTTAGTCATAATTTGTTGTGGGGATAGGTCGTTTGATACTTGCGTACCAATCTCACCCCAAGGTGATTTGCCAGCGTAAGCCATAGTCTCAATTTGTAAAACGTCATTCATGCTCATAATATATTCTCTCTTTTCATTATTGGTTTCAATACAAGTATTATAACACACTTCTTGTAGTAAAGTCAAGCGTTAATTTCAACCTTCCACCCTATCGTGGATAGCAACCGCACCGTAGAACGTACTACCGAGTAACTGGTCACAAAGTCTTGAGAACCTTGAGTCAGAACCACCCGCATAGTTTCCACCGAACATGGTCATGTTGTTTCCCAACTTCGAAGTCGGAATCATTCTCAGGATTTTCCTACCACCAATTGGTTCTGCCATCACCAGTGTTGCGGACGGGTAGTCCTCACACGGTTCGAATGGCCCTTCTGCGTTTACAACACAGAAACCTTTTGCGTAACTTGACTCGCCACCAGCGGTGCAATCGTAGTCACCCTGCTTATAAATGTTTACGTGAATACCCATTATTTTAATCCTCCTAACTCAACCAATCGGTTGACAATTCGTTTGTACTCACTGTCGTAGTAAGTTTCATTGTAACACTCAGCAGCATCAATCAGCATTACTAGATCGTTCATTAGGTTACCAACTTCATTATCAAACATAATTCTCTCTCTCAACTCGATTAACTAAGTACTTATTATAACAACAACAGCAGTGTTTGTCAAGCGTTATTTGAATATAATTTGAAAAAGATTTTGTCAACTTCTTGTGCAGTCAGATAATTGGATACGATGATACGTTCCCAACCGTCTTTGCAGACCCAGTCATCTTTGTTACCAAACTTGTCCAACTCAGGGTTGTAGAAGTATTCATTGACATCGGTTTCCATTACCGCCATGTTATGAGTTATATTCCACAGGCCACCAATATGGGTAGGGATTACTTCAATACCATTTTCATTAATCATACAACATACTCCACATTCTTTTTAAGAAACCATTTTTCGATAACGGGACTGCCGTCATCATTTTCATCAGTCACAACGTAAGCAACAGTCTTCTTGACCTTCGCATAACGATACTCTTGATGTAAACCACCAACCCATACGAGGTGGGGGAAACAACACCAATCCTTACACCCTTCAACTCTGTTAGCATTCTCAGAGTAGTGGAAGTAGTTACCAAACTCTTTCTCGGTGAACTCACCTAATACGTTTTCAACATTCATCGGGGCAAGTGCCATATCTCTACTTCACCTCCACTTGGTCAACCCAAGCAACATCACGTTCAAGATAGGTCATTCGGTAGTTAAGGGCATCGACCATAGTGTCGAACATCTTACAGTTAATTAACTGGTCATTAACAAGGTTTCTCAATACATACTTTACCATAACAATTCTCTCTCTCAACTCGATTAACTAAGTACTTATTATAACCGAATAGGCACACTTTGTCCACTCTTATTTTCATAATGAGTAGACTAAGATCGAATAAAGGGGGTGTTACTTATAACTTTTTCTTATGAGAGAAGAAAGTCAGAACGGTTCGTTCAGTTCCGCCAAAGTGGGGATTGTGGTAGGTTAATGCGGGGAATGTCACTAATCGATTGGGTTTCCACTCAACATATTCAGTACCAATTGTAGTACCTAGTCCTACAGCACCTTCGTCAAGGTAGAGGACACCAGAGAACTCGAACAAGGCATCGATGTGTTGTTGAGTCTCCTGTTCGTATATGGGAAACTTCTCTAGGGGGTGGGTAAAGAACTCTAACCTAGAAATCTTTACGTTATAGTGAAGGTTGACCTTATCACTGAAAAAGTCGAGAAAGTCCACATAGTTGTCACTACGTCTACAACCATTCCACGTTTTCCACGCATAGTCGTTAGTCTTTGTACCATACTTCTTAGAATAGTCTTCAGCTTCGTGTAGATGAATATCTTTTGAAAGTTCCATAACTTCCGCGTAATCTTCGGGTGTTAGGAAATCATCGATTATGTGTATAGATTTCAATTTCTTCTTCCTTTCCTTTTACCTTAATGAGTCCTATCGGACTTGACTCTATATCTATGAGTTGGTCTTTGGTTGCTTTGGAGTAGATAGTTTTGTATTCAAGATAGTCTCCTCTTGCGGCAGTTGCTTCAAGTCTTGCGGCAAGGTTGACTGCGTCTCCGATGACTGAATAATCAAACCGTGACTCACTACCCATATTACCAACAATACAAGACCCAGTATTGATACCAGTTCCAACGTTAATCGGTGGTAAACCTTCCGCAATGTATCTCTGTCTAAGTTCATCTGTCTTCTCTTCTATTTCTATTGCGGACTTCACTGCCATCTCAGCATGATTCTCACAAGGTAAGGGGGCGTTCCAAAACGCCATGATACAATCACCCATATACTTATCTATGGTTCCACCGTTATTTAGGATAATATTAGTCATCTCATTTAGGTAGTTATTAATGAGTATAACCAACCCTTCCGCATCGTCCTTGTTTTTATAGTGTTCTGATATGGGGGTGAATCCTACAATGTCCATGAAGAGGAATGTCATCTCTTTTTTCTCTCCACCCAACTTCAGTAGACTGGGGTCTTTGGCCAACATATCTACCATGTCGGGTGATAGGTACGTACCGAACTGTCCTTTAATAAGTTGTTTAGCTTTGAACTGTACATAGAACTGAACAAAGGAACCGTGAGCAAACACCAAGGTCAATGTGATAATTGGGAATGTTGGGTCTAGTTGGAGATACTGGGTATTGAATAGTTCGTTGACCACATACAGAATACCACCAATTATGATGACATACGACACTCCTGAAATTAGTATATCAGCCTTCCCTAGAAGAGCTAGGATTATACCACATAATACAAGAGTTGTCAAGAGCTCATAGAAAATAAATTCTGGGGGTCGTTCGATGGTCACACCCCCGATCATTGTCTTGACCAGATTTGCTTGTACGTCATGCGGATACATAGAACCCATAGGTGTACTAACTACACTAGAACCTGCGTAACTCCCGCCTACGATGATTATAGACCCCTCTGGTATACTTGAGAGGTCAGTAAAGGAATATCTCTTGAACTCATTCCAGTATGCGACTGTAACGTTACCCTGACTATCTGTGGGTATTGGTGTGAACTTGGGAATACGAACAAACTGAATACCGTACTCGTCTGTTGATATCTGGTAGGACGAATCTCCGGCTGCAACCCTCAATACGTCTAACGCAAATGCGGGATAGAGTCTGTTGTCAAAGTTTTCTAGTAGTGGTTGTCTACGGATGATACCATCAACGTCCTGTGCGGATGAGATAGTTCCATAACCAAGTGCCGCTTCATGTATCACTGGTTGTGCAAAAAGCATACCTTCCACCAAAGGTCGGAAGTCTTCGGCATCTCTGTCACCGAACGTTGCGGTTCCGATACGGGGAGGTCTGTAGTCTGTGTTGGTTCTGTTGGACGGTGCAATGGCAACTACTGTATTCTTCCACGATAGGATGTCCGCAAAGTATTCGTCTCCACCCGCCCTGTCAGGTTCACTGAACAGAATGTTGAACGCAATAAGACTACCTTCTATCTTATCGATTTCATCTGCCATTACCTTACGTGGGATTGGGTACTGACCAAACTTTGCCAGAGTCTCCTCGTCAATATCAACAAGGACAATCTGTTCGGACAGTTGGGTCTCCTGACCACGTTGTAATGAGTCAAAGAATGAAAGTCGAGTACTCTCTAATAGGAACGGGTCAAGTAACCTCAGTCCCACCAGTATCACAAGTGTTACGAATACGTGCCATGTCTTCATTGTACTATACTTATCAAGTTGTCGATACCATTAAGTTTGATTGCCTCTAGTTCCTTACCATCCTGCTCTATACTTATAACTGTCGCAGCTGACTTGTCTACCGAGATAACCACCTTGTCATTCACCTCTCTGCGTATCGTCACCTTGTCGCCCTCTACTATAGTGGCAACCTGTGTGACTGGGTCGAACCCTTCTTCAGTACCTTCGATACGTAAGTCGCCACTAGACTGTTGTTCTTGCAACACGTCCTCTCCCAAAGAATCGAAATTATCCAGTAGGTCTTCTAACAAGTCAACGTCCAAGTAGTTGATGTCGAGTTCATTAAATTCCAGATAGTCTTTCCCAAGTTCTTCTTCTTGTAACAAGTCTTCGTTAAGAAAGTCCACGTCTAACGAACTAATGCCCTTGGATGCGTTTATAGTATCCATGAAGTCTTCTTTAGACTGTTTCTCTTTAGGGGGATTGATAATCATAATGTTGTTCAACATATCCAGAGTAAGGTCTAGGATTGCTGGCGCACTAGGGGGGTTCTCCATCACGTCTACTGTGGTAGACTGGAAAGGTTTGTTGAGTGTGACTTCACCTGTCATTGTCGAAACAATAATCTCACCCGAAGAGATTCCGTTAACGTCTGGCAAAAGTACCACGAGCGTCTTACCGAACTCATCAACGGTTACTGTGAAGTCTGTACCCCTGATACCGATAGATGCGGTAGGGGTCTTGAGTCTGATATTCTCTTTGTCTACCTTACCCAACTGACCAGATATGAATCTTGCAGTACCTTGGGCAAAGGTCATCGCCAAGTCAGACTTGCTTGGGTCATCATCAAACACTACATTGTCAATCACAATACGTGTGTGTTCGGTCATTCTTAATTTACTGTCATCTCTGAATCGTACCTGCAAACGACCCTCGCCTGTGCGAAGATCGTCCTTAGATATCACCTCTTCACCCTTGTTGGGTTCTAAGGGTTGTTCATTCCTTACTATCTGTCTCCATCCAACTGCTCGGTCAACCAAACCTACGTCATTACTGGCCGCAAGTGTTGACGAAACCACCGTCAGACTGAACAATACAAACAGTAGCGTTTTGGGTAGATGTGCCTGAACCACTATAATATATCTCCAAATAATCAGACTGTAGAGTAGACTCTTGGGTAACATCAATGTCCCAATAGTTTCCTGTACCAGTCAATATAAACCGATGGCCATCATAACCAGTTGCTGAATAATCTAGGTTGGAATTATCTGATATCACATCCATGTCGAATGTCAGACTAGATGCATCTATGTTTATATCGCCAGTGTTAAAATCACCGTCCAATATAAAGTCAAAGTCCGTATCGTTTGCGGTATCAAGTGAACCAAAATCAAAGTCCACTGCGTTGTTACCACCAGTGATAGATACGAGATAGTTCCCGCCTGTAGCGCCATAGGCATTATCTTTATCAACATCAAAGAACAGGTCGTTACCTGACCCTGTCACGTCTACGTCTAGTACCGAATTAGAACCAATCAGGGAACCAATCAAGTTGTTCGTAGAACCACTGAAGTTTAAGTTAATGTCCATATCGTCACCACTGAGTAACATCTTTGTTTCATCAGTGAGTCCGCCACCTATTTTGTTGCCACTACCATCTTGAATAATCTCGATAGCAGTACTACTTCCTACTTGATCAATATATATTTCATTGTCTGCATACACAGCACCAATCACGAACATCATAGCGAACATAGGAATCGCACCCGTTTGCTTTGCGTTCATTTTACTTCTCTCCATTAAGCGTCCAGAAACCATACTTACTTCCTCTCAGTATAAGTTCCAAGACTCCCGCTTCTATCGCCCTTTGTGTTGCAATGGAAACGGATTCGTTTTTTGTACTGCCCGATTCAATCTCAACCAGTTCAGTACCCTGTTCGATAAATTTAAACACATCTCCGCCAAAAGCGGTGGAGAGTATGGTCTTGCTTGATATCACATCAAGTAAAACCTCACCTGTTGCCACAGACACTAATCGAATATTGATAGTCACAGTGTCTCTACTATATTCACGGGAAGTACCGATGCCAAGATATCTAGCACCAGCTCCGCCTGTGTCAACAGAGGTATCGTACCCTACTATACCTCCTGCAATTATCATGCCAGCAAAAGTGAGTGCTGGCAGCTTCTGAGAGTCGTTTCCCTCGTATGATTGTCGGGTTTGACGGATTAACTGTCGTTCCCTCGTCACATGGTCAATAATTTGACGGTCAACCACTCGGAAGAAGTTTCCGTTGGATGCACGTGTCAATGCTCTTATCAAATATACATTGGGTGCCTGAGTAACCGCAGAACTGAATGAGGTTCCGCCACTACTGTTCTGTCTCTTCTGTCCCGTCTGGTCAGTGAATTCATACACTGCCACCGTGGGTTTCCTAGTCGGTTCCGAAACATTCTTTAACTCTTTCTGTAACAGAGTAAGTTGTACTTTCGGTTCTTCCACACTTGGTATCTCGAAATTACCTCCTCCGAGACTGGCACAACTAGATACCAAAATCACCAAGGGGAATAGTAATAGTCGTGACATTACCGTTCTCGTCTGTTATTGTTAATATTACGTTATCACCGTCTGTAACGTATGATATGCCCGTACCTTCGATGTTAAACGAACCCGTGTCGCTTGGGTTCTCTCCGAACATACCGTCAACGATCTGTCTGGATAGTGTAGAGTAAATACGTGATTCCACATTCCTAATAAATTTTGCTAGAGTAGTATTCTCTGCGTCCCTCTCCAGTTGTTCTTGGAGGTCTTCAATCTCTTGTTTTATCGCCTGTTTCCTAGAGGTCTCTTGGTTCTCTATCGTCAAATAGTGACTAGACTGATTAATACCACTGAAGGAAGGAGATTTGAATTTGTGCTCTATGGGTGCGGCAACTGATACTTCTGTGATTATCAACATCATCAGAATCATCGCAACTGTCAGTGACGTACCCTCAAAGAGTTGTATCCAACTATATCTCTTCTTCATCTGTTTTTCTCCTCATTTCGATTGCGGTGTCTAACTTCTGTTGCAATCTAATTATATCATTATCCAACATCCTGATACGGTCAATGAGACCTATCAACACCGTCATTGTTTCGGACAAGTTCTTTTCGACTTCGTTTGTAATGGTCTTCCACACAAAGTAAATCATATAAAGCATACCGACAGCCGCAACTATCGGAAAACCGAAATCGTTAACTACTGATACAACATCCATTACGGGATATTCGAATATATGAGTTTAAATACTATGAAGAATCCATAACCTAACACCAGTACTGATGTCCAACCAAGGGCGTTCCAGAAGAGTGACTTCCGTTTCCTCGCTTGTGCATACACGTCCCTTTCCCTCTTCTCTCGGATGTCTCTCCGTAACTGAGTTAATTCCTGATATGCACTGGGGCCATAGGAATAGAGTAAGAGCTCACGCAACTGGGTCTCTTCTTCTTTAATCTTCTTGTTAGAGATGAAGATGTTCATTGCTTCTTCTTCTACCGAAGACTTGTTGATCAACTTACGAAAGAGTGGAGGGTTCTCCGCCTGTCTCTTCGCTTCGTTAAAATCACTAACGGCACCGTACCACTTGCCAATCTGTGTAAACGTGTGTTCCATGTCTTGACCACGTTCTACTAATTTCTTAATACCATTGAATGCGGCAGTTGCTGTCATTACTGCGGATACTGGATCGATCATTAATCTCTCCTCGCATCGTTCTTACCGTCTGCACGACTAATACGATTGAGGTCTGGTCTTATTCCCAGAACAACACACATGGTAGTATCCATACGAATCATATCATGATTCATAGTTTTGACACGATTATCAAGGCTACCTACGATACCTTTGAGGGATTTCACCTGACCTATCACACCATCCATAATATACTTTAGTGTCAGAAACATAAAGAAACCACCTATTAAGGCAGATGCAATAGGAAACCCCAATTCTGAAATGAGGGTTAGTATATCCATGTTGTTATTTATACAAGTTGAAGTTTTAAACGTAAATTTTATTAAAAAAAATCGACTGAGTAGTCGATTTAGAGGGGATTAATCGTCAAACCACACTTTGTCTACATCGAGACCCTTGATCTTAGATGCTTTCTTCTTATCAACGTGGGTAACAGGTCGATTGAACTTCTCCATGTTCTTTGCTACAGGGTTCTTATTACTACCTTTCTTGGTTGTTTTGGTTTTCACTATAAGACTCCATATCTGAACGAATCTCTTCGTACTGTTGATAAGCGATCTCTTTTGCGAAATCGAACAGTTCTGTATCAGCAAACTCCATTGCCAGTGCATCCGTTACGACATCAAAACTTTGAAAGGCGTTGTTCTCAACGACCTCTTGTACTTGTAAAACAAACGTTCCCATCTTGCTCATACGTCCTCCTCCATATTAAGTTTTATTGCACCGTGTAACGCTACAGGAACACCAAGCAAAGCAACAAAAAACTCGAACGAAGGGAACGAGGCATCCATGTTAGTCTCCATTCCACCAACACCAAACATCATCATCAAACCACCAACTATTAAATACACCATAACAAACTCTCTTCTCATTATCAATACAAGTATTATATCAGATTATGCATCACTTGTCAAGCGTTATTTCTTGGTATCTAAGAACTTTATGAATAAAAGGTATGGAACATCGATCAAACCAAACCTAGATAGGCTGGGGTTATCATGGTGGTTCTTGTGGTATAGTTCACCACTGTATAATAGTCCCAACCACGGTCTATTAGCAGGACTTCTATTTGGGTGACCTACAATATTGAGAGTGACTTGGAAGATGTATGCAACAGCAATAGTCGATAACCATAGTTCACCAATACCAATCACAAACATCAATGCCCCAAAGAGGATCGCAATTTCCCAATAGTATTTTAATTGGTAAAGGTACAGTAGGTCACGGAACATCCATCGAGGCCAACCATGTTTTGAGGGGGCAATGTTGAATGCCATGAAGTTATCCCAGACACTATGCACATTACCATGTGGGTCTTTCTCGGTATCGGTGTATCTGTGGTGATTTTTGTGGACAGATGCCCATCCCATATTCGGTATCAACACGAATCCGGCACACAGGAAAACACTGAGAACTTCAACGAACCTTGACGGTTGCCAACTCTTATGTGCACAGTATCGATGTTGGAAAGCAGAGACTAGATATCCGACAAAAGTATGAGCACCGACAAACCAGACTAAGAACTCGACAACTGATAATGTCGGCACCCACAACACAGTAAAGAGTACACACGTTATATAAAATATTGTATGTACGTACCCACTGTTTTTACCTAGATATTCAGTTATCATTCTACCTCCAGAACCAGTGACGAAGACCTTCCACTAAATGCGAACGAGTTCTTCACAGCAATTTTACTTGTCAATCGATGCTTGTATTTATAAACAAACTCATGGTCACACTCATCTATATTAAAGTTCTTCGGTATAACCCCGTTATAGAGACACAACAGACTATAGATTGTTTCATTGATACCACTGGCCGCAAGAGAGTGTCCAATCTTTGACTTGAAACTAATCACCGGAACTTTGGGTAAGACTTCCTGAATCGCATTGTACTCTAGGTCATCTCCCATTGGTGTTGATGTACCATGTGCGTTAACAAAGGCAACATCTCCAACTATATTCTGGGTGACAGATGTCATAGACGCAATTGATCCCGTACTGTTTGGGTCTGGTGCAGTAGGTGTACCAAGTGCACCATCTGAATGGTGAGACACGGTGTTAATGTACCCAATGATGTTCGCACCACGTAACCGTGCTTCAGACTCTTTCTCTAATAACAAGGCACCCGCACCTTCGCCCATGACGAACCCATCACGTTTCTTATCAAAGGGTTTTGACGCAGTGCCAAGCGCACCCAACTGACTGAAGATGAACATATTATCATCCATAGCAGGATTATCTGTCCCACCAACAATAACAAACCTATGTGTGTCCAGTAGGTGTATTGCATAATCAATAGAGTACAGTCCAGTCGCACAAGCGGCATCCATACTGACACACGCACCACGGAAGTCGAATGTCTGACTGATTACCCCTGCGGAGAAGTCCCTCAGATACTGTACAGCAGTTCGGGGGGATAGTCGTTTACCACCCTCCATCTTATTACAGAAGTCTGTATTCCTAATACCTTCCTTTCCTGCAATCGAACTGAATACAACCGCGACATCGGTACTGTCGATATCTCCCATTGCCTGTTGTACAACATGAAGAGCGTTTTTAGATGCTGTTGATAGAGAACCGAAGACTGGTTTACGAATACCAGCTGGAATCGTATAGTTCACATCACGTGACTTGAAACACACCAATCCTTTGAGAGACTCTATATCTGTCTTAAAATCAACTGGGTGTTCATAGTGATCACTGATCATGTTCTCAAAACACTCCATTGGATATGTTCCGAGTGTGTCCACCAAACCAACACCAGTAATTACTATTCGATCTTTCATTAGATAAATGTTCCTATTGCGTAACCAATGGGCCAACCGATTACAAACCCGATTATTCCCCACTTAATATAAAATAATAAATCACTCATAATTATCGATTCTCGTGGTCGTGTACGTGGAGTTGGATGATGGCATAATGTAATACCTTCATTATATCTATGCGGTTATAACCGTTCTTATTACCGTAACGTTGTGCATACTTCATGATGTTTCCGATACAGAAACCATCACCGTGGCCACCGTCAATAATAAACTCAGTCGCCTGAAACTTATTCTTCGAGTAGTGTTCACCATATGTCCCATCAATGTAATCGGTTAATTCCTTAATTGCGTGGTGTTCACTATATTTGTAATCAATTTGTGGTTTCATTATCTCTCTCAGTTTAATTGTATTTAGGTAATTATAACAGAAGGTCTGACCATTGTCAAGTGGTTTCCAACTCTTCTACGAAATCTTTTAATGCCAGTAATGCCGAATCTTCGTTAACGTTATTATAGGGAAACTTAAATGCGAGTGTGAATCGTGGGGAGTTTGTCCATGCGGTATGCCAACAGTGATGTTGCGGTTCATCATAACGACCAAACCTATACCATCGTGCTTGCCACCCTTTAACGTCTTGTTCAGTGATGATAGTATCAGTCTCTTTATCATAATAAGAGAAGTAGCCATCACCATTCTCACTCCACGTTATGATGATTTGGTATGCGGATGCGTTCCAGTTGGTATGCCACCCCACAAATCCATTGGGTGGATAGTAGGATGTCAATGAGTTAGACCTCGCACCAAACATCATGGGGAGTTCATTCTTTGTCCAATGTTTAAGTGGTGTGAACACATCAGGTCTTTGTCTAACACCTTGTGCGACCTGAAAACCGTAACCAGTCTCAGGAAACCCCGCATGATCTACACCTGTAGCAATCATCTCGTGTAGGTAATCTTCTTTACAGAAGTTCTCCCATTCCTCGACAGGAACGTCATGTTGTAGATTGTCCGACAGTTCTGTCATAAGTTCCCTATGTTCTAGGAACATCTCTACAGTATCATTGAGGGTCTGTAGTAGACCCTCGTTCCTGATAACTATCTCAGTCATTGTATACACTTATTATGTCGGGGAAGTGTGTGCCGATAATATCCCAACACTGTTCCGCAACAATCATATGTTCCTTCTGCGTACCGTTCGCACGTCTCAGGTCACAGTAGTGAATCCAACTACGTAGACTACCTGCCATATACAAGGTTGTCTCGGTCAAACCTTCGGGTAACAACGCACGTGCCTGTTCCTTTGCGATACCCATCTTGAGTGCGTCCTTATACTCTTTCTTCGCGAAGTTACGGACTCTTGCCTGTGCACGACCCCATTCACTCTTAATGTGTTGGTCATCCGTTACAACCGAGTTCTGACGGTTTGTCTCGTCCTGTAGACGTGCTTCACGTACTACATCGATGTTCTCACTTACCGCATACCGTTGAGAAAACTCTTGGAATGAGAACGAGCGGTGACGTAGAATCTGTCGTGCAATATCACGAGTCGTTTTGATTTCCATAGTCATATGCACCATCTCAAAGGGTGACCAATGATTCTCTTTCATCAGGTAACTCAGTAGTTTGGGTGCGGTCTTCTTGTTAGACTGGTTAGCTGGATTACTGACCCTTGCCGTATATGCCACGAGTTCGCCAGCGGTGTGACAATCAGTAATCGCAGACGGACTACTCAGTGCTATTAGACTTACCTGACTCATACTACTTCCCCGTACTAAATAATGTTTCGTACAATGACTCTAGGTCATCAAACTCAGTTCGCACTTCATCCATATTTGCTTTATGGTAGATTGATGCCAGTTTGCGGATGTGCTTCTTATCAATCTCGTGGTTCTCGAAGGTCACCTGTACGATGTCCTTAATTAAGTCTTTCTCTGCATCGATACGAGTCATGCTATCAGACAACTCTTTGATTGCACCAACGACTTTCTTTTGGTCTTGCGGGGATAGTTTGTTAATCATCATATTCAATTTCCTCTATATTAATATTATTTATTATCGCTAATTCGGTTGCGTCATCAATTACTAAATCATGTTCGGCTCTCATATATTTTATGAGAACCTTTGCGGTTGCTTGTGCACCCTGTTCACACCCATACGTGAACCCCTCGTCTTGACCATCTCCGAACCCTACCACCTTTCCGTACCAAAAAGAAACGAACATTAAGAACAAGGTGAATAGGGGCCAACCATATTGAATATCCATCTTTTACCCCATCTTAAAGTTTTTAAAGTTCTCTGATTTAATTCTCTGTCCACTAGAGGTATTATCAAAGACTGGTTTATCATCCCAACCCTTATCGGGGTCATGGGGAATCATCATTTCGTCATCATCATCAGACAATCGCATCTTACTACGGTCAACCTTAATGGTGAACTTCTGGTTTGCACCAGTCGCATCATTGTAACGATTCTTCAACTGTTTAACCATAATCTTACCTAGGTTATTTAGTTCATCATTAGTGATGAGTGCGAACATCAGGTCAGCGGTAGCGGGTAGACCGAACGACTCGGATGTATCCTCTAGACCAACATCATCATTACCGTAACCTGAACGTGTAGTCTGGGTAGCAGACATGATGGGTACATTGAACTCTACTGCGAGTCCACGTAACTCTTCTGCAATACTCTTGATATAAGAATAAGAGTTAATCGCACCACCCATACCTTTCATACGAGATGACGAACAAATGTTCAGGTAATCAACAAAGATAATCTCAGGGACAAAGTTCTTCTTCAACTTCATCTCGTTAAGTAACGCACGGAAGTGAGAGGTGTTTGCCTGTCCAGTCGGGTATTCTTTAATGATAAGTTTACCTAGGGTCTTGGACGCAACTTGACGTACCTTGTCGGTGAACATATCCTTAGATAGATTCTCCAACTGACTGATATCTACGTTCAGTAGATTCGCATCAATACGTTCTGCAATACGTTCTTCTGCCATTTCCATAGTGATGTACAGTGCGTTCCGTCCTTGGGAGAGGGCAGATGCAGCCATGTGACACATGAAGAGTGACTTACCAACACCAGTACCCGCAAGGGCAATGTTGAGTGATTTGTTTGTTAGACCACCTTTGGTAATCTGATTGAACATATCAAGGTCAAAGGAAACACGTTCTTCTTGTTCGTGATAGAAGGCATAACGACCTTCGACATCCGCAAGGTAATCGTGACCAATGTTAGTATCGAACGTAACACCCAGTGCCTTGGATAAGACATCAGGGATTGCGTTCTTCTGTAGGGTTGCGTGTTTACCATCAATGATAGAGATAGACTCCATCACTGCATTGAACACTGCACGGTCTTGACACCACTTCTCAGTACGTTCAACTAACCACTCAAGGTTCTCAGGTTCGGGTTGGAAAAGGTCTTGGAGCAAGTCTGCCGCACCTCGATAGTTTTCATCACCCATCGAGGCGGCACTCTCATCCATTTCGATCTTGAATGCTTCAAGTGAAGGTAGTTTGTTATACTTTGCAACAAACTTGGTTACTTCCTTGAAGAGTCCCTTGTATACGCCTTGGAAGTAGTCGGGCGATAGAAACGCACCGACCTTCCGCATATAGGGGTCATTCGTTAGCAGATTCCTCAGAATCGTCTGTTCCAGATTGATGTTCATTATATATTGACTCCTGTTGGTCATGCATTTCTTGTGTTGCCATTATGTCACCAGTCTTGGTATCTTGTGCGACCAGTGTACCATCAGTCACTGCAACACGCAGTAAACTAGTAAGTATTCTACCACAGTACTCCTGTAAAGTCAAGTCCTCAACAGTTAAATCTGTATCTGGGGTAGAAACAATTGTAAAGTTAAAACTAATCTCGTCCTTACCTTCGACTAGTTCTATCACATCAAATGCTATCACGGTCTCAGGGTGTTCTTCCAAGAGACGAATATCCCACCCGTGAGGGTTCTCGGCTGGGATAATCTCATAATGAACATCTTCACTCAGTGTGTCTTCAATATCATTCATCGACTGCATTTACTATCTCTTCCATGTCAACTAGTTGTGCTTTTCCGATTGAGTATTGGGATTTGATGAAGTCTGCGAGGTCGGTTGATGCGAAGATTGGTTTCCAGAACTCTTCTTGCATCGTATCCTTCTCTCTAACTTTTGGTTGCATAAGTTCACCAGTATTCCTATCAACAGCACAATACCAACCATTAGAAGGCTTAGCAACATAACCCCCAGCGACAGCCACGTCAAGCATACCGCTATACTTTGCGATACCACCGTCCCACGATACTGTGATGGGGATTTTAGATTTCTCTTTAACATAACGAGATTTCTCCACGTTGATTATAAAGCGGTAACCTTTAATCTCTGTACCAACCTTATCTTGTTGTCTTCCCAGAATCCAGATGTTATCTGCACTGTAGTAAATACCA